GTCCTTAGACCTTGCCGGATACGTCCCGCTGGTGACTCTCACCAACCCGGCACAACCCTGGATTCGCACACCGCAAGCAGTGCGCTGGCCCTAGGTACTCGTGGGGTCGGATCCTGTCAATCCCGCATTGTAGGTCTCGGCGCTTGTCGTCTTCCGCGCTATCCCGTCTCAGGGGAAGTTCGGAGAGAGCCTCAGCTGGCCCTCTGCTAGCATTGTCTTGGTTAACGACTCGTACCGATGAGAACACGTCCTGACGATCCAGAACGGGGAGAGTAGCACCCAGTACCGTACTCTCCGTGCCACCGACATTGGCACACTGACCACCCAATCGAGCAGTGATCAGATCAGCTCCTGCAAACGCTTCCACCAGGAAGTCTCCCTCCTGCTTCTTGCGCTGCTTCGCTGACTCCAGCATCCGTCGCCGGTAGATCTCCGCCTCCGACGCCCACTTAAGCAAGACCTCCCTCGGAAGGCCCACATTCCTGTACCGCTGCCAGAACCTTTGAAGGTCCGGATCTCCAGAGGCCATCGCCTCGCAGAATTCGCAGTCATAGCAGACCCACAGATCGACAGTGGGAGCGCTCGTTGCGACAGCGTCAGTGAAAAGGTGGTACATCCCTTGAATGTAATCCTGCCCAGTAACGCCCAGAAGATCAGCTCCATCTGTCACATACCAAGGTCGTGACGCCTTCGAACAGTCGAATTCCATTGAGTGGTCCTCCCAGAACTTGGAGGTCACCTGGTCTTCCCTATTCCGAACTTGCGCCGCTGTCAAGGCTGCGACCGACGCCTCATACACCGGACAGGAGGTCATCGCCCCTGGCGTCTGACTCCCCGCCGCGCCCACAACGTAGAACTTAACCTTGTTGAACACGTACTTGCCCCAAACCGCCGCCTCAGCCGAAAGCCGAGGAAAGGTAGTTGCATTGTTCGCATTGACATAGATCTCGTAATCCGTCGCAGTCCCGGAGGCTGAAACAGGTCCAATGTAGTCACATCCGGTCAATCGAACCGAAGCCCCTTTCCGCGTAGGCGGCATGGAGCGACTGAACGTTGTCGGACGGACCCCAGGCTTGAACCCGAAGGCCGCCGGTGCCATGGACGTCGCGATTTGCGACTTCACCGGGGCAGCTTGTTGTTTTGCCGGCTGCTGCTTCGCCGGAGACGACTTCGTCGTTGCTTTCTTTCCGATCTGACTCTTGTTGCCTTTCATCACAGTATGGGATACCCGGGTGATGAATCCGGAGACTGTTCATCTGGTCCGCACTCGCGAGGGTAGCATCTAGTGCCCTCCCCAAGCAGAGCTGTCCGTGCAGTCGTTCGCCGTTCCAGTCCAGTTGCCCAGACCTTAGGTACGTAAGTATTTACGGGCCGCAGCCCCACGTTTTGGAACATTCGACGGACCAAACCCCATTCTGGTCAATATTTAACGACCCCCCAGCGCAGGGTCAAGATCAGGCTACAAGACACGCAATCCCAACCCCCTCTGCACGATCGCAGGGATGAGCGGGTGCCACATGTCCCTCGGTGGCTCAAAGCACAATTCCGCTGAACAAGGCTCTGCGACGATCGCAGCACGCAACCAACGAGCGACTAGTTGACCTGGCCGCGTGACCGTCGTTTCCACTCCCGTAAGGGCAGTGAAATCAGACGACAGTCTCCGAAACCAGGCTTCATAAACCGCTTGACGCTTAGTTGCCTTGCTGGCCAGATGAGCCCACTCCCGTCGAGACGACCAAGCTCGGGGAGAACCGATAACTCCAACCACCAATCGAAAAATGCTGGACTTGATCCCGGAGGACAGGGAGAGAGTCGGATCGATGTAAGTCGCACCCGCCAATTTCCTTTGCCATCTACTGGGCACTACCACTTTCGTACTGAGGCTTGGGTCAAGACCCAGGCCCCCGCGATGAGTAGGAATGAACCAGTTGATGCCAGGTACCAGCACCGCCGCGTAAGGTCGCAGCCAATCAGAGACCGGCCACCAACGATACGAAGGCGCGAATTCGAGCATGTCATTCAGGGACCGACTGATGTCGATCTGACGCGCAGAGGTGATCCCGCCTCCCTTCAGTGAAGTTCCTAACACTAGCTTTAAATTCAAGTAGCCCACACGCCGTCTCTTCCTCAAATCAAACAGCTGGGAGTTCAATAGAGCATAATCCTTAGAAAGGTAGCTCTTCCCAGGTGAGATCACAAGACCAAGACCACGCGCAAACCCCTTCCAGCGCTTAAACTCCACTTCAGTACAGGGGAAACAGATATCATCACCATTAATCAGGCAGTCCCTTGAAAACGTCGGCCGAAAGGCAGTCGCATAAAGGAAAGTTGCCAAATTGATGATGCAGAGCAAAGGGAACGACAGAGGATGACCCATGAGCTGACCATTTGTCTGCCGAACCGGAGCGATCGGCTCTCCTTTCACAGGAGGGTAGATCAATTCGTTAGAGAGCAGCGAACCGACCGCGAGATCCCAGAGCCAGGTTGGAACCTTAGCCCAAGTGCAGATCCGCTGTAGAACATACCAGCTCGCCTCCGAGCTCAGGTAATCGGTTGCTTTAGAGTAGTCGCCGTTGTTCCAGAAGTCACGAGACTCCATCTGTTCAAGACGAGGACCGAGATCCTCACCCCTCATAGTGGAGAATGGACAATCATGCCATATGCTCAGGAGGAACCCTTGCAGAGGCTGAAGAAGCGAGTATTCGAGAGGATCCCCTTTAGAGATCAGACGGAACTTCGCCGGTTCAGGCAAAGCCACAACCTCAGTCCTCCTGACCGAAGTCAGAAGATCTGGACCGCCTGTCCCCTCCGCCGGTGTCACCGCGGGGCCATAGCGCCTGCGCAGCTCCTGCCGGAGGCGACGGTAATAGTCTTCGAGAGCAACGTTGAGACGGACAAGGTAGGCTTGGCGGGACTCACCTGGAACAGGCAAGTCGGGTCGAAACCCTTGCCGCTGCAGAAAACCCGCAGCACCTCCTTCGCTCGCCGGAGCCCCAACATAGCCATGAGAGCTTGGCTGAAAGCTGGCTGAGGAAAACCTCCGCCGGCCCAAGACCAACCGAATCGCCTTGTCGAGATACTTCCGCTCTTCCAGCCCCAACTCGGGACTAGGCCCACCCAGACTCTTGGCGTGATCACGAAGCGCCTCCTCCCTGCGCTCGTCGGACAGCGGGCCCCACCCTCTCTTGGCTTGCGCCAATGAGTAGAAAAGACTCGCATCCCGGCGATATAGCGCATTTCGCAGCCGGACCTTAAGGGGTCCGCTAAAAAGAGGACGACTCTCGAACTCTGCCTTCACCTGAAACGGCACCTGGTCACCCAGGCACCGCGCGAGGTAACGATTTCCCCAGTACTTGACATAGTCTTGTGCTAGGTCCACGGAACCACAGGCATAGATACGAGAGATCGTGTCACCAAATGACCGATCCATCCGCGACCGGCTTTTGTGCGTCGAACGCAGAAAGCCCGACCTGCCGTATATTGCATAGCCTATCGACTTTGCAATGAGCAGCAGGCCGTCCTCGTCTTCTCGAGATCGAGAGACGTTGTCGGTTGTCAGTTTTGACCTAAGAGTACTGACCAACTCCGACACGCGGTCCAGGAGAGAACAATTTCTCCCAGAAGGAATGTCGACAGCTTGACGCTCGCTGCTAATGCGGGATTTAGGCTGTTGTCGCTGGGGGTATCCAAACCCCAGTATCGAAGATGCTCTTGTCATCTTT